TAACAGAGTTAGTGCGCATGCAGTGCCATAACCGCCTCGTAAGATAAAATTTCAAATTTTACCTTAGCAAGACGGCATGCACGCTCGCATTTATCGCGAAGCTCATTGTAATATTCGCGACCATGCAAAGCTGCTTCCAGAAGGGCGCTGCGCACAGTATCTGCCGATATCTGCGCTCTGCGACCCATCTGCCCAGCCCAAAAAAGACTATCTTCAATAATCTTCTTCTGCAAGGGAGCATAATATCTGCCATTATGCTCACGGAATGAGCGTTTGAGAAAATCAGCCTTCGACCACGGGGTGAAGCGATAATCATCCGGGATCTTTGTCTTATCCGGCATCGTTGCTTCACCACCTGTAGCTTCGCGCAAAGCTTTGGCATAGGTAGCTGTGGTCATAATCTGCGCTGCGACATTTGAAATAGTAGTCAGCGTGTCGTCACCGTATTTACCACTCTCCATGTGCTTATCGCACAATGCACCAAAGTTAAGACGAGAATCAAGTCCAAACACTTCTGGCCCATTACGCTGCTCATACAAACGCAAGAGCGCGAGCCGATCCTCAATCACACCACGATAACTATTATCTTGAGAGGTGCGATCATTACCAGAATTGGCAGTTTGAGAATCACGATACGCGATATCGCCAGTTATGTGAACGGCATCACAAGAAGCACAATAAATTGCCTCGTAAATGTGAACCAGAGCCCGCTTAGTCAATTCGGCACCAGTCAACTTCTTCCAAGTATCTTGGCACCGGAATTGAACACTGCACTCGCTAATGTTTTGACCGTGCCACTCGCCAATCTTCGAGTAAATAATATATTGGCTATGCTGATCAAAATTAACAGCATCTACCAATACAAGATTTGGCAATCTCTGAAGTCGTTTAGCAAGTTCAGTCCACTCATTAGAAGTAGCAACAATTCCAACAGCTGGGACACTGCTAGTGGGATCCTGCTTTTCAACAGCGGTTTGGTAGGCTCTGAACACACGAGACACGATTAGCCAAGCTAACGAAGTAGCATAAAACAATCGCGTCTCACCATTCATAACCCTGGTAACACCACGGTTCTCTGCCTTGAGAGAGTCAACAACTAGACCTAGTGGATAATGTCCAAGTTGCAGAGCGACACAAATTTGTCTGATCATCTCACGCAAAGATTCATGCCACTCGTCAAACGTCGAAGTGCGCTTGACATCTG